TTAGAATTGATTGTGGCGCGTGAGATTATCCAAGGCTTTGTTATGATGCCTGAATAACACTTGTTTTGAAAAATACAGCTTATCTGCTATGTCGTCCCATTTGAGATTATTTACATAGCGTTCAGTCAGTATGTTACGCTGTAGTTCATCATCTAGGTTATTGATTAAATCTATGTCAGCTTGTAAGTCTGCTTCTGCTTGCTCAATCTGTTCCAAGTCCTCTTTCTCTAACTCTGCTAAATATTTTAGAAAAAGCTTGATTAGTTCCCTATCATGCTCCAAAGTTGCTTTCAAGCTCTCAATATACAAGCGCTTATATTGTATGTTTGCTAGTCTTTCTTTAATTTCCATATTCTGCCTCCTGTGCTATAATGTAGGCAAAGAGGTAGAAGGTCGAGCACCCATTGGAGCGCGGTCGTCTATCTCTTTGTTTTGTGTTATAATATATGTATTGGCACAAAGTCAAAATAAAATATAGAAAATGTTATAATAGTGTAGTAGCGAATTCATATTCTATGGGGGCTTGCGTGACAGGGCTTTTTCTTTCGGACTGTGGTTTATCCATGGTCTTTTTTGATACCTAAAAACTGAATTATTTCAATTGTTAGCTACCTAACAAATAGCATAGCAACAAAACTCAATGCAAGTCATGACACCCCTTAAAAATCTGAAAAATTGGTCTGCGATATAAGCAAACACCTTGTTGTGGTTCTCCTTGCCGTCAGATAGGGCGGGGGTTAATTTAAACACTCGGACAATATAATTATACCCCAATCACTTAAAACGTCATACAGGGCATTTTAGAGGCTAATAAGGACGTGCTAGAAAAAATCAAAAAGGGAAAATCACACACGGAAGAGGGCGGCGTTGTTATATCCGAACAATACCAAGCCCCATTAAAAATCAATGGGGTATTTCCGAATAATAAACAAGGGAAGCGCGTGTTTCTCGAACTTCCTCTGTGTTCGTTTCACTATCCAAGCAAACAGAAAAAGCCTACTGATAATCAGTAAGCTTCCTCTTGTCTATGTTAACGCTTGATACTATGATAACAGACTTTGTCTTAATCTTATTTGTTTAGACTTGTATTGTAATACTCTAAACCTTGATACTCATCATTAACATCTACAGACTTGAATAAGTCAATCGCTTCATCATCTAACATATCAAGCGTTCCAATTGCTGTTTCACTATCTGCATTCAATGGTTCATCACTTAACAAACGTTCTGCATAATCTAACAACTCACTTTCATATAATGCAACCTTGCTAATCAATTCCTCAAACGTTGCTTGTTCCTTTAGTTGTTCTGTTCGTTTGTCAATGTACTCATGAATAGTATCATCATAAGCAAGTCCACGCGCTCCCTGTTCTTCTCCCTCTACTTCTTTAGCTAACTCTTGATATTGTGCCATTTCGTCAGCTTGGTTATCCAAATCACTTTCTTCCTCAATTGGCTTTGGTTGATAATGTAATTCATTATCTTCTAACATCATTGAGAAGCTTTCCAAACAATTGAAAACACTAAAAGAGATTGCTTCAAATTCTTCTTTTTTCTCTTTAGGAAGATAGCTCTTATAGTCTTTGGTCTGTAATAACTCGGATAGCTCGCAAGTTTCTTCTACCCATGCTTTAAGTTCTGCTAGTGTCATTGGTGCTGTTGATTTGTTTGTGTTAGTCATATTAGTTTACCTCCTCATACATAACCATGATATTATCTCCGTAAGCTTGTACACTGCTTACTTTCTTATCAGCCATGAACTCATTTACTCTGGTTTCTAGTTCCTCATTGTTTTCTTGTCTAGTTCCCGTTATGCCATTGCTGAAATATCCGTCAGCAACTAACTCACGTTTAAATAATTTAATTTTCATATCTATTCTCCTTTTCTCAAAGATAATTTGTAAATTTCCAAAGCCACTTCTTCAGAAAAGCCATAATCAACTTGAAGCTCTTTGATTTTTGCCACAATCGATTCTTTGCCCCCCATTTTGTAAATCTCCAAAGCAATCTCTCCAGAAAGAGTATATTCGTCTTTAATCTGTTTCACTTCGCGTACAATTGAGTCTATTTTCATTTCATTTGTGTTTTGTCCTTTCTGTCTGCATTTATCCATTTTTTAGTACTGTTAGGACACTATGGGAAATAGTGTGCTAGGAAATAAACGTTGATATATCAAGGCGTTTGTACAGCTAGTACGGCTATGACACCTTTTTTTAAAAAGTTTTTCCAGCATACTTTTTTTATTTATTTTTTTTTATGTATTAATATTATTTTTTAGTGTACTAACTGTACTAAGTGTACAAAAGCACTGATATTAAAGGCTTTATATTTTTGTATACTGTACTAAACCCGTACTAAACCCGTACTAGAAATTAAACTCTTTCATATCCCCGTTCTGTTTTGCTTTTATTTTGGTTCTCTTCGTGCTCTCTACCGTTGTAATAAGTATCAAAATGCCAAGGGTTAAAAACTAACTTAGGGTTAAAGTTTTTGTGAAATCTCTTTCCTTTTGGGATAGTTACTTTTTTAGGTCTAAAGGACTTAGGTAACAATGATTTTATCTCTGTATGTAAAGAGACTTCGTTTAGAAAGTATTTACTGTTTTGGTGTTGCTTACAATACGCTTTAAAGCATTCGAAAACATATCCGTTAGGTACATACTTGCATTGAATAACGTCATCATTGAAAAATCTGTCTACAAAGTCCGCTACTGGGTTCATTTCTTTGTATTCTTCGTTAAGAAAATCGATTGACCTTTGGGGTTCAATGTCTTTGAACGGTGTTTCAATAGCAAGCTTGACAAGGTATTCTAACACTTCGGGGCGATTAATATAGTCATTCTTAATTCTCTTATCTGGTTTCCCTTTGAGTTCACTAAATGACAACACCCTAAAACGTCTGTTAATGGCGTTTTTATCTGCATTCATTCTCGGAAAACCATTAGATGACTGAACAACAGTCATTTTTAAGCGCGTGGTGTATGGTCTCTTTCCCTTATCCTCTATCCTAATCGGGTCACCCGTTGCAAGACTGAACACAATAGAAGTATCTTTGATAACCACGTCTTTTTGAACGTCATCACCAATGACTACAGACTTACCAATAAGAATAGAAGTATCAAAACGCCCATTCTTTTCATCAATTTTAAAACTGGCTGTGTTTTCAGCTCCCACTAAATTCTCTAACAAAGCTTGAAACGTTCCTTTACCCGTTCCACCTACGCCATGTAACCAAAATATATTATCTAAGGTCTTACCCGTAACAGTGGCTCTGATAATTTGAATGGCTAGGTCATAACTTTCTTTATCATGGTTAAAAAGTCCTCTAAGCCACTCTGTTGGTTTCCAGCCGTTGATAGTTGGTTCTGTTGCGTTGGGGTTGTATTCTGCTTTAACTTTTCGGGTTGCGATAACATTAGGGTTAAATGGGTTAAATTCGCCCGTTTGATTGTTGTAAAGTTCGCTACCGATAACAACAAAGTTGTTTTGCTTATTTTTCAAAGGAACGCTGTGAGATATTTTATAAAGCGTATCAATAGCTTGCCTTTCTGTAATGTTCGGATAAATGGTTGCCATTAAATCTTGCAATAACTCGTTATCCTCGGTGTAGATACCTTTGTCGGGGTGATAAAAGTACAAAGGCGCTTTCTGATTTTGTCCCTCTGGCTTAATACGTGTAAAGTGAATATATTTTTTTAAGATAATTGCAACGGCAAGAGGTGTGTTTGGAGTTGCTTTTTTACGCGCTTTCTCGGCGTATGCCCTTGCTGTCTTATCCTCTGCATTCTCATGCTCTAACATGTATTCTTGATAAGCACGGTTATAGGCATCACGTTTGATTTTTTCAACCTCATCAAATAACACGCTTTTTATATTTTTAAACGTTGTTAAATGATTGTCTTCTTGCTCCTCTGTGATTGGTGCTGGCAATGGTATTTCAATATCTGGCACTTTTTCGTCAAGCTGATTTAAAAAGTCGCTCATTCAGTTCCTCCTTGAAAATCGTATTAATGGTGTTTAGAAAGCAGATATTAAGGTTATTGCTTTTGGTTAAGCTAGCATACAGCTGTGTTATTTGCTCGTATGAATAGCCGTTTAGATAAAATAACTTAACAAAGGCTATGATTTCTTCTTTGCTAGATAGTCCGTAAGCTATCCAATGGTACACAACGCCATTAATAGCTAGTGGGCTTCCTGCTCTCTGCCTATTTAGGTATTCATGTTCTAACTCGTCTAACACGTCCACTAGCTTGTCTTGTACGCTTGCTACCTGATAATCTCTAGCAACCTGCCAACCGTCCTCTAAATAGCTTTCTAGGTCGTCTGTGGTGGTTACCGTTACCGTGATACCTTTATAGCTAAAATTCATTAAAGCTATGTCTGGGGGTTGGTAGTAGGTCATCATGACATGATTGTCTTTGGCTATGGTTCGTGTGGGATTGTCCTTTAGAAAACTAAATAAAGGCAAAATCTGCTTATTAATTTGTAAGTTAATGAATTGATACATTAGTTTTCTACTCCTAAAAATAATAAAACGTCATCAATTTTGTAGAATACAGTGCGCGTGCCTTCGATTGGTGGCATGTATCGTTTTAGCCCAGCATCTTCCCAACGCTTCACCGTGCCATACTTGATATTTAATTCTGTTTGTAACTCGTCCTGTGTAATTAGCCCTAACATTTTAGGCTTAGGTTTCTGATAATCATCTAAGAAGTCTTCAACAATTTTCAACATTCCTGTTTTCAAATCGTTCTCGCTCTCTCTGCTCAAACTAAACATACTTATGTCCCCTCTAACAGTTCCTTGACAAGCTCCCTAGACTTTTCAGGGTCTGAATTGGCTAGCGCTGTTACTCGGTTCTGTTCCTCGCTAATTTGATTGATAAGAGAAGTTAATCCCTCTAATAACTCTGGTTGTGTTGTTGCAATAAATACACCGTTAACGTCTTTATTTCGTAACCCCGTGATAGGTATGTTGTATTTAATCGCTAAACGTCTAAGAATATCACGCGCTCCCCTTTCGGTGATTGGTAGTCCTTTGATAATCTCTTTAGTTGTCTTGGCATTTTCTTTACCAAGCCCCAACCGTCTTAGTAGCTCTTTTTCATTCTTTGATAATGTCATAGCAATATTTCTCCTTTATCTAGCTTGGTAATCTGATTTTTAACCCATGCTTCCCTATCTTCTCGCTGTTCCAAGTGTTTGAATTCTTCTAATTCGGCAAACGTTACACGTTCATTGATAAGGTCAGCTATTTTATTTAATTCTTTATCTGTCATGGTCTGTCTCCTAATCTGAAAACGAATAGCAACCTAAGAAAATTACTCTATCGGCTGGTATATTATGCTTACATGAATAACATTCAGCACTTAACTCCCCTGTCAGCTTCTTAAAATAGTCCTCGTTGTGGTCTATACTCTTTTCAATGTCATCTAATGTTACAGATACCTCAAATAATGCATAATCCTTTAAACCGTAAATATAGGCAAATACTCTTGCTAACATAGGACTTTCAGCAAGATAAACAACATTATCAGCACCAACATGTAAGCCATTTTCTTTAATACTAGCTAGGTTGGTAAATTGTGAATAGTGATATAATTTCATGTCATGCCTCCTTAATTATAATAACGTCCTCTAAGTTGAATATAAGCCCCGTAACGCTCTTTGACGTGGTCTGCGCGTATTTCCTTGATTTCTTGTTTATCGTCCTCTCTGGGCTTGATTTTAGCTATTTCAATACCAATTAGAATAAGAATAGCCATAATAAGCAACTGTGCCCATATTGGTAAATTAATTTCTTGATAAATCATGCTTTAACCTCTTCTTTAATACGTTCCATGTCAGAAAGAGCCATATTTAAAAACCAAACAGGATTTTTAGAAGTTACTTCCTCTTTATAACCTTGTTGTAAAAGCAATAACTTAGCTTTTTCAATTCTGTTGTATAACCTATAGAAGTTTCTATCAAGTGCACTAATATCTTTGTTTTTTAATGGCATAATATCGCTATGTAAGTGGTCGATAACAATGTTTGCTAAGAATTCTAATCTTAGGGCTATCCCTGCGTCGTAACTTAAAACCTCTCCTATTACGTTTTCAAATTCTTCTGTTAGAATGACTTTAATGGGGTCAAATTCTTTGTTATCCGAATTAAATTTTGTTAGTTGTTCAAGATTTTCCTGTTTCATTTTGTTTTCTCCTCACTCTTTAAAAATATGGCTATTCATGCTACAATATAAGCATGAAAACTTTGCTAAAACCCTTTTAATAATAGCTTGCCTGCTTTTTATTAATCGTGTTTTATTTCCAACTTAAAGGCTTGTAAGTTTGCCGACTGCCAAGCCTTTTTTTCTTTGCTTTCACGCGCCTTGTGAGAGCTTTTCTTTTTGTCTAAAGACCATTGTTTTAATATCTTGATAGCTAAAATTAAGATTGATTAGGGCTATTGCCATGTCCTCCAACGCTTGATACTGTGCTAACTCAATACTATTCAAGCAATCAATACCAGTTTCCCCGCCTCGCTTAGCGGTTAGTTGTGTTTTGTTATAGCCCGTAACACCTTTTAGCAAAAGGTTGTAAACAGTAGAATAAGCCATTTTAGGGGCGTTCTCCCAACGGTTAATAGCTTCGTTAAGTGCTAAGCGTTTAGGTCTTTCTAACGCTCGTTGTAAACGGAAGTTAGCATTTTCTTTTTCTAATCCCTCTATATAGTCATATAGCCAAGCCCTGAATACTTTTCCTTTTTCTGTTCGGGATAACATACCAATTTCAAATATGCCCCGTTTGTTAAATAAACGTGTTTCTTGGGTCCCCCCCAAGCTGTGGGGTACCTTTGCAATAACTGAATATTCGTCACTTCTTAAATAGGAGTTACGTTCTAACATTCTTTCAATGCCCTTACGTTTCTTGTATCCAAACCCTTGGGCTAGCTGTTCGATAGTAACCAAGATTTCTCTATCTTTATTCAAATAAAAATCAATCTTGATTTTCCCAAATTCACCTTTTTCCTTTTTAATAATTTGCATTTCTGACCTGCCTTTCTGTTGTCGGTTAAATCGGATATAACTATAAAAAAATAATGTCATCATAAGACACCCCGAAAAGCTCCGAAATTTTTTCGACCTTGTCAACAGTTGGAAAGCGTTGTTTATTCTCCCATTTGCTCCAGGTAGTTATAGATACTCCGATTTTCTCAGCTACTTCAGACTGTGTTAGGTCTGCGTTAGCTCTTAGGGCTTTAAGTGTGTAACGGTTCATCTAGTAACCTCCTTTTTTATTTATATCCGCTTGTATCGGATATTTGTATTGTACGATTTAATCGTTAAAGTGTCAAGCGTTTTTTAATTATTTTTTTCGTTTTTTTCATTTCTCTTGCTTTTTGTATGCTTTAACCGTATAATTAAACCGTAAATAATAGAAAGGCGGTCAAGCTATGTCATTAGGAAATAAGCAGATAATGGCTGAAAATATAAAGAGACTGTTAGAACAAAAAGGGTTAAACCCTCGACAAATGGCGATAGAGTTAGGTTTTAAGTACACCACTGTAAACGATTGGGTCAATGCTAAAAGCTACCCACGTATCGACAAAATCGAAACCATGGCAAACTTTTTTAATGTCTCTAAATCTGCCTTAGTAGAAGAGTATAACCCAGCTAGTGACAATATCAGTATGGATAACAACATTGATAAGCAGATAAGTAAATACTACACAAACATTAAAAAAAATAAAAAAGAAAATGGATACGTTTTTAATGAAACAGCCTTCAATAATGCTGTCTCAGCTTGGAAATCTGCGCCTTATCTTGCTCTAGACCAGTATATTTTTGAACTAATCGTAAATAGCAACAACAACAACGTTAAACAAGTTCTCGATAAGCAAACACTAGAAGACCACTTCGAAAAAAGCATAGAAGCTCTGAAAATAGGGCAAAAAGACGAAAGAGTTCCTAGAGAACTTAAAGAATATCTTGGGGTTCTTTCAAAACAATATGAAGAATACTTAGATGAAATTGCCAAACACTAACCCACGCGCCAACATTTTGGTTTACAGTAGCGCTCAATTTTGAGCTATTTCTATACTATGATTTTCTATGATTTCTGACCTGCCTAGATATTATATAGGTCAGCAATCTACTGCTTTTTACTACATTCTTAAACTTATACACTCACATTTCCCAACAAATCTGACACCCTAAAAAACATTAATGGTTTGATAGTCATATGCTCACAAACACCATAGTAGCAACGTTTACCGCTTTTTTAATAGCTCAAAAATTCATGTTTTTTTCATATTGGGAGGTCATCAATGAAAAACTAAAAACCTGTACTAAAAGAGATTTTTGACTTTACCTATCAATTATTCTTTGCTTTGATTGCCTTAGATATTAATTTTCAGTTTATCTTAGGTAAAACATTAGCTACCATGACACAAACAATCTGGTCTTGGATATTCGCTATTTCTCTGATTGTCAGTATCATAAGAACTATCTACCAAAAGCTTAAGAAGAAAAGCGCGTGAGATAGTTAATTTGCATATTTTTAAACAAGACTAATTATGCCAATAAACGAGGTAAAGATATAAGCTAAAATAATACTAGAAAGAAAAACTATGAACGAACTACAACATTATGATGAACTAACTTTTGAAAATATTAAACACATTGACGAAAACGGTATAGAGTTTTGGTATGCTAGAGAGTTGCAACCTGTTTTGGAATATGCAGAATGGAGAAACTTTTTACAGGTTATCGATAAAGCAAAAATAGCTTGTGAATCGTCTGGAAACCGCGTGGCTACCAATTTTGTTGACGTCAACAAAACTGTACGACTTAATTTCGGATCGCGTGAGATAGCAGATATAAAGCTATCTCGCTATGCCTGCTATCTGATAGTCCAAAATGGTGACCCTAGAAAAGAAGTTATAGCACTAGGACAATCTTATTTTGCTATTAAGACACGTCAACAAGAGCTACAAGACGATTTTGATAAGCTAACAGAAGACCAAAAACGTATAGCGATACGTGATGAAATTAAACATCACAATAAATCGCTTTCGGAAGCTGCTGGAAATGCTGGAGTTAAGAATTATGGAAGATTTCATAATTCAGGTTATAAAGGTCTATATGGAGGCTTAACCATGCAAGATATCCACAACAATAAAGAGTTGGAAGACGGTGAGCATATCCTTGATTTTATGGGAAGCGCCGAACTTGCTGCTAACCTATTTAGGGCGACACAAACCGACGAAGTGTTACGTCATAAAAATATCAAGGGCGAGGAGCTCGCAAACGATACACATTTCAATGTTGGGAGAACAATTAGGAACACAATGAAAGAACTTGGTACAACTATGCCTGAAAATCTCCCTACACCTAACGAAAGTATTCAGGAATTGAAAAAGAAGCAACAACACGTTAAAGATAATGAAAATCAACTCTCTTTGTTTGATGATTTTTAATATCACTGATATTGACAACCTCAAAAAAACTCAAATATTTCCATTATTGAAAATACTAAAAATTACTAAATTCAATTATATATAGCTTTTACACTCACATTTTCCAACATTTTTCTGATATGAGGTATCGTTTTGTTACACCATATACTTGGATTTTCTAGTATTTTCTAGTATTTCTAACCTGCTTTCCCAATTTAGAACTACAGTTATCCCAACATTTCCCAACAATTCATATAAACCTAAAATCTTGTCACTTTTTAGGGTGGATAAAATGGCCGATTTCTTTTTTTAAGGCGTCAGCAATGTCACTTTTTTAAAGGTGTCTAAGATTACTATGATACATTGCTATTAAGAAATACATAATAAAGAAAGTGTGAAAATATGGATGAATTAATGCAACAAATGGCTGATAAATTCGGTGATATGGTCCAGGCTGTAATCATTGAAAAAAACAAAAGTCATTGATATTGATCAGACATTGCCCCTGGAACTTAACCAAAAACAATTGGCAACTTTGCTCGGTTGTTCTACAAGTCGCTTACCTGAATTTATTTATCGGAAAGATTTTCCTAAGATTGATAGAGGATATGGAAGGAGATTAGCTTTTCCGAGAGATGCAGTAAGGGAATGGTATAATAATAACTGGCACAAGTTATAAACAAATTAACTAAGATGATTTTTAAACTTTCCCGCGCGTGTGCGAATGTGTGTGCGAATAGATTGTTATCGATAAATCCTTTAATAACGCCTTTTTCTAACAGGAAACAAACTTATTAGTCTGCGCGTGTGCGAATGCGTGTGCGAATAGATTGGAGAAAAAATGAGAAAATACGATATACAAAAATTGTTATTATCAGGGGAGAACCAAAGTATCGAATTTAAAGAAGCTAAAAATTCTTTCCCTAAAGACGGTATGAAAACAATTTGTTCCTTCGCTAATACAAATAATGGTCTGTTAATTCTAGGGGTCTCAGAAAATACAAAGAGTAAAGATTTTTATATTTCCGGCGTTAATGATTCCGATAAAGTACTGGACGAATTATATAGTTTACTTAATAACCCTAATAAAATTAATAGAAATGTGATTAATGAAGAAAGTGTTGAAGTCACAAATATAAAAGGAAAAGAGATTATCATTATCCCTGTTAACAAGATTGACTACAAGGATAAACCTATATATCTTAATAACAATATAGCATCTACCTATTTTCGTCAGGGGACTGGTGATTTTAGGTGCTCACAAGAACAAATCAATGCGATGCTAAGAGATTCTGCAAAAGAAAGTTTTGATAGTACACTTGTTAAGGATTTCTCTATTTTAGATTTAGATAGAGAAACAATAAACCGTTATAGAGAAAAGTTCGATAATATTAATGCTGAGCACCCTTTTTCCAAATTAGATACCGAGCAATTTCTCTTAAAAATAAACGCTCTACGAAGAGATCGTACAGATAATAAAATAAAACCAACTGTGGCTGGATTATTAATTTTTGGAACACATAATGCCATAAAAGAGTTTATTCCTCACTATAACGTAGAATATGTTTTAAAAGAATTTACCGAAAATAATCGATTTAAAGACCGAGTAATTTATGATGGTACGTGGGGAGAAGATAATCTTTTTAATTTCTTTCACCTAGTTATCGAAAAATTGTATCTAACTTTAAATGACAACTCTAACATTCAAGAAAATTCTATGAATAGAATTGGGATTTCAAAGTTACGAATTGCAATTCGTGAGGCATTCGTTAACAGCCTTATTCATAGTGATTATAAAAGCGAAAAAGGGATAATGGTAATTAGATATTCTGATAGATATATATTCACAAATGGCGGAACACTCAGAATTGACTTAGAGGACTTTTTTAGTGGAGCACATTCTGATCCAAGAAACTACTTAATACAAGAAATTTTTAGGTTTTTAAATTTATGTGAAAAAGCGGGAACTGGTATACCTAAAATAATGGAAGCAGTTAAAGAGAGCCATTTAAAGTATCCCAAATTACGAACTGAATTAGACTCAGTTGAACTTACATTATGGGATACTTCCCTTATAGATAACCTAGATATTGATAACGAATATGAGAAAAAAATATTAGAGTTAATAATCGAAAACCGTTTCATAACAAGAGAGACTTTGGAAGAAAAACTAAAAATCCATAAAAATACAATTTTAAAATATTTAAAAAAATTAGTGGAAAAACAAGCTATCGATAAAATCAAATCTGGTAGACAATATGTATACTTTATTGCACAAAACCAAGATCCTGAATTTCAAAAATATAACCACATTGATGCTATGTATTCTCTACTGGAAGAAATGAAACGAAAATAGGGCTATTCTCGTAGCTCTACGCATGATATAAACAAACTCAATCTAAAACCTTTTTAATAATGGCTTGCCTGCTGTAGAAAGGTTTATCATGAATATCAAAGAAGTTATTAAAAAAAACGGTACAAAAGTGTACCGCTCAAATGTTTATCTTGGAGTAGATAGCATTACAGGAAAGAAAGTTAAAACGACTATAACAGGGCGAACGAAAAAAGAGGTTAAAGCTAAAGCCCAGCAAGCCCAAAGCGATTTTAAAGCTAATGGGGCAACGGTATTTAAAGCAACAAATATTAGGAATTATAAGGAACTTGCTGATTTATGGTTGGAAAATTATCAAATGACGATTAAACCTCAAACAGTAGACGTTGTAAAGAGTTATCTAACTATCCATATACTGCCAAGCTTTGGGGCTATGCCATTAGAAAATATTAGCATAGTTGTTATTCAAGACTGGGTGAATAAGCTAGCTAAAAAGCTAGTAAATTTCTCTGCTGTAGTATCGGTTCATAAACGGATTTTACAATATGCTGTTACTATGCAATTAATAGACTACAATCCTGCGCGTGAGGTTATCCTCCCACGTAAACCAAAAGCAAAAACAAAGGTCAAGTATATCCCTAATGATAATCTAAAAATATTTATGGATTACATGGATAAGATAGCTCCCTATCAATACAAAGATTATTACGACAATATTTTATATCATCTCTTACTTGCTACTGGTTGCCGTTTTGGTGAGGTGGTAGCGCTAGAATGGTCTGATATTGATTTAAAAAATGGAACGGTTAGCATAAACAAGAACTACAGTCATATCTCTAACGCTGTGAGTACTGTTAAAAGCAAAGCTGGGAACAGAATTATCAGCATAGATAACAAAACTATTCTCATGCTCAAACAGTACAGGAACAGACAACGTCAAATATTTGTAGAAGTTGGCACTACTGCTCCTAGTGTTGTATTTGCGACACCCACACAAACTTACATGCAAATAGGCAATCGCCAACATGCTTTAAAAACTCACTTAAAAGCGTGTAACATACCAAGATTTACGTTTCACGCTTTCAGACACACACACGCTAGTTTATTGCTAAATGCTGGTATCAGTTATAAAGAACTACAACACCGACTAGGACACGCAAATATCACAATGACATTAGACATATACAGTCATTTATCAAAAGAGAAAGAAAAAGAAGCTGTTTTCTATTATGAAAAAGCTCTCCAAAATTTGTAA